TAAGTATGCAGAATATGAATTAGCTAGAGCTTTGGCAAATGATACTGGTGCTATTACAGGAACTACTGGTAAAGATGGAAACTTTAGTGAAGTAAAGCTAGGAGATATTGAGGTTAAATATAATACTGATAGTCAAGGTACAGGATCAATAAATAATATTTTAGATGTTTATCCTTGGTTACAAAGTTACCTTGGAGCATATATGCTAGGTGGAGCAGGTAGTTTTCAAATGAGGGTAGTTAGAGGATAATGGCAGGTCAACTAGATACAGCATTAAAAAACATTGCAAAACAGGTTGTTGCTCAACTTGGTGATTCGTTAGATACAACTATTATTTATACAAGAAAGGGGGTATCAAGTTACGACAATGAAACTGGAGAATATCATACAATAGACACGCACTATACAATAAAAGTTCCTATTGAATTTGTACGATCCAGTGAAGAAACAGGTTTTCAAGAGAATGTGGCAAGAATGTATATAACACCTGACTTAATCGGAAATAGCCAGCCTTTATTGCAAGATGAAATTACTTTGACATTTTCTGGGTCTAGCAGAAGTTGTAAGATAACAAATATTCTTACTCAAAAAGGTGGTCAAGAATATTTATTTAGAGTGGACGTTATCTTCTAATGACTTTAGTAAACGCACGAGCAGCATTTGAAACTGCAATTTTAAATGCAGTAATAGACGCAGATCCTACTGTTTCTGTAATTTTTGATAATACACCATTAAGTATTCCAGGTAAGAACAAAAAATATGTAATGGTAAGTTTAGATTTTACACAATCTACCAATCAACCACAGGGAGCAGCAGTTACTTATTATGCAGGATCAATAAGATGTGGAATCATGACACCACCACATAAAGGAAGTGCGGAGGCATCTGCTATAGCTGAGACAGTTATTACTGGTCTTACTTCTGTTAACGCTGCAACTTATACCGATACATTTTCTGTAAGTCCGAGGGTATCAGCAATAGAAGGACCAACTTCTATAAATGTAGAAGAAGATAGTCACTATTTATCTGTGGTAAGCTGCGATTTTAGTGCCAATGCCTAAAGATTTTAAAAAGCATTTTACTAAAGATTTAGGAAAGGCAATAACTAAGGGAAGGAAAGAGGTTGCAAAGACTGTGGCTCGTTCTTTAATTGAAAAAGGTCCGTGGTGGACAGGAACATTTGGTGAAAACTGGATAGTATCAAAAAATCCCGTTCAACCTACCAAAAAAAGAAACAGTACAGGTTTTCCGTTTCCCGAAGGACCGACAACTAGAAAGATAGAAAACCCAAGAGTTCCTAATGTTACATTGAAACAAGATTTGTATATTGGAAACAGAGCTAAATATGCTGGCTTTGCTATCAATGCACCAGGACAAACATTACGAAGTTTTAGAGGTGCGTCAGTAACTTACAGACAACATTTTGAAGAGTCTAGATTTCCAACAGCAATGGCAGGAAACTGGTATGTAATCTATACAAAAGGTGGTCTTATCAACAAAGATATAGCATTAGCATTTAAAAAAGTTGGTTTTAAGTAATAAAGTAGTAGTATAGTAGATAAATATACTAATTTATTTTGCATGGCAACAGAAAGAGCAATCGACAAACTAAAGCAAGCGTTTAGTTTAAATACCAAAAGTAGTTACTCTATTTATAGAAATGGAAAACTAGTATTAACTGTTTATTGGACACCATTAACTATTGCCGATAGAGATACTATAAATGCTACTTTAATAGCAACAAATAAAGGCCAGGAAGAAGGTAGTTTAGATTTTGCGTTGCAGGTAATAATAAATAAGGCAGAAGATGATAGTGGACAAAAACTATTCAGCGAGGGAGATAAACCTAGTCTTAGAAGAGAAATACCACTAGCAGTTTTACTGGAACTTATGACAAAAATGCAAGAGTTGGGCGAGGAGGTCAGCCCTGATGCCGTAAAAAGCACAACTTGATAAAGACAACTATTTATATTTACAATTTTTTATTGCAGAAAATTTAGGTATAACATTGTGTCATTTAAAGAAAAATATGACTTTAGAGGAAGTGTATGGCTGGAACGCATATTTCACATTGAAGAGTGAAAGAGAAGAAAAAGCTTATCAAGATGCACAAAAGAAAGCTCAATACCGTAAGGTACGCTAAACTAAATGTAATGTTTTATCGAGATTAGTGGCATCTAATTACGAAGTTAATATAAAGCTCAATACTAGGACTGTTAATAAGCAGCTAAATAACCTTGAGAAGCGAATATCGAAGTTAAATAAATTAGCTCAAGGTGGAAGAGCAAGTAGAACAGTTAATAAAAATGAAAAAGATAGATTAAATGGAGCAGTAAAGTTAACCCGTCAGGAACAAAGAACACTTCGTATAAAGCAAAAACAATTAAAGGTAGACCAACAACAATTAAAAGTTGAAAAAGAAACTGCTGCTGCATTAGTACAACAAAGTAGAATTAGCACACCTAAAGGTAAAAATTTTGGGCAAATAGGAGGCTCTATTGGTCCAGCATTACCTCCAAAAACAGGAGGCTCAACTGGTGGAACAGCAACAAGAGGAGGAGGAAATCGTTTTGCTGCTGCTGGACAAAGTGCAATTATTTCTGGTGCATTTCCTTTACTATTTGGACAAGGACCATTAGTAGGTGGTGCTGGTGCATTAGGTGGTGGTCTAGGAGCATTATTTGGTGGTCAGATGGGAGGCTTTGCAGGAGGTTTAGCTGCTACTTCCATTGCAACACCACTACAACAATTTGCTATAGAGGCAGGAAAACTAGGACAAGCACTCGATCCAGCAACTAAAAATGTAGAAGCACTTACAGCAGCATTAGGAGTTACTGGAACTGAATTTGAAAAACAATTAGCAACACTTAAGAAATTAGGAGATGAGGAGGCAGCATTTGAGGTAGCAAGACAAAAAATGATAAATCTTGTAGGTTCTGATGGAGTAAATGCCTTAACTAAATTTGGACAGGGAATGACAGAGTTGGGTAATAACTTTGCAAGAATAATGACTTTAATGAAAACCTCATTTGCACTTTTTGTCCAAAACTCAGGTATAGGAAAAGTTGTTACTCAAACTCTAGAGCGTGCAACTTTACTAAAACAAGCAGAGGTGCAGGGTCAGAATACCAATAGTCCAGAAGGAAAAGAAATACAAAATTTATTAAAAACAAGAAAATTAACTGAACAATTTGGAGGTTTAAATCCACAACGTAGAGAAGAACTTATTTTAAACCTTACAAATCAAACAAAAGGATCAGGTTTATTTGGTCAAATAAATGACCAAGATGTACAAAAAGCTAGGGAAATTGTAAATGATTTAATTGCTAAACAGCAAACTCTTATAAATACCAAAAACGCACAGAAAGAAGCTGAAAAAATGATAGAAACTATACAAAAATCTAGAGTTAATAATTTAGATAAAGAAATAGAAATGCTGGAGCGTAGTCTAACTATGAGTTCTGAGGAATTTGAAATAGAAAAACAAATTGCTGATATGAAAGAAGAAGGAGTAATAAAAGATGAAGACGAGATAAGAAAAAAACTTAGAAAAATACAACTTTTAAAAGAAGAAGCTGAAGAGGCACAAAAAGTAAAAAATTTATTTGATAATATAGGTCAAACTATAGAAACTGGACTAGTAGATGCCATCGAAGGTGCGATACAGGGAACTAAAACTTTAGGCGAAGTAGCGAGCAGTGTATTTGGTCAAATTCAAAGATCTCTTATTCAATTTGGTGTAAATTCTTTATTAGGAGGATTTTTCCCTGGTTCTAGATTTTTTGGAGGTACTAGAGCAGAAGGAGGACCAGTAAAAGGAGGTAAATCTTATCTTGTTGGAGAACGTGGCCCAGAAATGTTTAACCCAGGTGTGTCTGGAACGATAACACCAAATCACGCTATGGGTAGTGCAACAAATATCGTAGTAAACGTAGATGCTTCTGGTTCTTCTGTCGAGGGAGATCAAGAACAAGGTCGAGAGCTTGGTCGTCTTATCTCTGCTGCGATACAATCAGAATTAATAGAGCAAAGAAGACCTGGAGGTTTACTTAGATAATGGCTACCTTTGATGATGCTACAGTTGGAACCTCAACTGGAGGAACAACACCTAAATATGGTCAAAGAAAAAACTCCGCACCATTAACTAGAACAGTAACTTTTGCTGATGGATATGAGCACCGTGTTATTTTTGGACTTGCTCAACATCAAAACCCAAAAATATTTAGCTTTACTTTTGAAGTATCAGAATCAGATGCGGATGCTATTGAAACATTCCTTGACACTAGAGCTTTAAATACTGAAAGTTTTACTTATACACCTCCAGGAGAAAGTTCGTCTTCTCAGTTTGTTTGTGAGAAATGGAGCAAGTCGATACCATATTTAAATAGAGCTACAATTCAAGCTAACTTCAGACAAGTATTTGAGCCAGCGTAGTTATGTCAGTATCAGCAGCAGTATTTAGTGATTTACAATCTATAAATCCGTCAGCAATTATTGAATTATATACTCTTCAATTAGCATCTGCATTACACTATGATCCTTGGGAAGCGAGTAAAAGTTATACGGTTAATAATGTTGTAGGTCATTCTGGTTCAAATCAAGCAATAAATTTTAGATGTACTGTAGCTGGACAAAGTGGAACGAGTGAACCAAGTACATTTGAATCTGCAACTATTGGACAAACAATTACTGATAATCAAGTTACATGGACTGCTCAAAGTGTTGAGATATATCGTTTTCATTCTGGAAGTAATTTAAATGCTAATGGTCAGATAGTTTGGGATGGTAATTCTTATCAAAGATTTCCAATATTGGCATCAGGTTTTGCTTTTCAGGGAGGTCAATTACCTAGACCTAAAATATCTATTAGTAACGCTACTGGATTAATCACATCGATACTATTATCAGTAAATACAACTACAACTGGTAATGACTTAACAGGAGCTACTGTTACAAGAATAAGAACATTAGCAAAATTTATTGATGCTGTTAATTTTGCTAACGGACAAAATGCAACTGCTGATCCAACAGCAGAATTTCCAAGAGAAATCTACGGAATAGATCGTAAATCAATAGAAACTAGAGAACTTGTAGAATTTGAACTTGCTGCCCCTACAGATCTTGCTGGAGTTAGAATACCCAAGCGTCAATGCACAAGAAAAGACTTTCCTTCAATTGGTACGTTTGCATAATGAACTGGAAAGAAAAAGCACTACTTCATGCAAAAGAGCAAGATCCAAAAGAATGTTGTGGTCTTTTGTTAAACGTAAAAGGTAAGGAAAGATATTATCCTTGTCGTAATCTTTCAATAACAGATCATCAATGTTTTATTCTTGACCCAGAAGATTATGTAAAAGCAGATAATCTAGGCAAAATAACAGCAGTTGTTCATAGTCATCCCATAACACCTCCTACTCCTAGTCAGGCAGACAAGATTAGTTGTGAAGATAGTAATTTACCTTGGCACATTGTTAATCCAAAGACAGAACAATGGGCATATTTAGAACCATGTGGATACAAACCACCATTACTGGGTCGGCAATGGGTTTGGGGTATTACTGATTGCTGGAGTTTAGTAAGAGATTGGTATAAGGAAGAAAAAAATATACAACTTAAAGATTGGGATAGACCTACAACACCACAAGAATTTTTAGAAAAACCATTGTTTGAAAGTTGTGCTTGGAGAACCGGTTTCAGAGAGTTAAGACCAGAAGAAGCATTAAAAGATGGAGATGTTTTATTAATGTCAATATTGCATCCTACTTTAAATCATGTGGCATTATTTTTTGAAGGAGATGTAATTCATCATTTAACAGATAGACTATCTTGTAGGGAACCTTACTCCGAATGGTTGTTAAAATGTACTGGAAAGAGGTATCGTTATGCTTCGTAAAATAAAATTATATGGACAACTAGCAGATTTTATTGGACATAAAGAGTTTGAGGTGCAAGTTGATTCGGTAGGAAAGGCTGTTAGTTTTTTAATTCATAACTTTCCAGAAGTAGAACGTTTCATGGGTCCAAAATATTATCAAGTAAAAGTAGGTGATTATGAAATTGATGAAGACGAGCTAACTTACCCAATAGGGAAACAAGATATACATTTTATACCAGCAATCAGTGGTGCTGGTAGAGGTTTTAGCAAAGTATTATTAGGAGCAGCGTTAATAGGTGGAGCTTTTTTATTTACACCATTAAGTGCTGGATCGTTTTTTAGTCCTATTGTTGCACCAGGATCTTTCGCAGCAGCAGGTTTTATGACAAAAGCTGCCGTATCAATAGGTGGGGCTTTACTCTTAGGTGGTGTTTCCGATATGTTATTTCCTTTACCTGAACCTGGGTTTTCAGAAGGCGATCCACAATTATCTTTTAACTTCAGTGGAATACAAAATACATCAAGAGCAGGTACACCCGTTCCTATAGTGTATGGAGAAATATTTACAGGTTCTGTTGTAATTTCAGCAGCAGTTGACACTAATCAGGTAGAAGCATGACTGATAAGAATAAAACTATTAAAGGTGCTGGAGGTGGTAGACAGGCTCCTCCAACACCATATCGTGCTCCTGATACTTTACATAGTAGAAGTTTTGCAACAATTCAAGATTTAATTTCGGAAGGTGAAATAGAAGGTTTTGCAACTGCTTCCAAAGAAAATAGAACAAAAGGAACTGCTGCTTATCTAGAGGCCTCAAAAAAAGATGTATTTTTTGGCGATACTCCAGTTTTAAACGCTAGTGCTGATAGTACAAATCCACAAGTAACAGATTTTAATTTTAAAGACGTTGGATTTGACACAAGATTTGGTACAAATCCTCAAACAGCACTTCCTGGAATACCAGCAGAAACTAGAACCCCTATAAGTGTTGGTGTAACTGTAACCACTTCTGCTCCTGTTACTAGACAAATAAGTAATACAGATGTAGATGCAGTTATTGTTACTTTAACTTGGCCTCAGATTCAGGTAGCAGAAGATGACGGAGATTTAAGAGGAGATACTGTTGAATACAAAATACAGGTTCAATATCAATCTGGTGGATATGCAGATATTATTATTCCATCTAACGGAGGAACGGTTACTGGTAGAACAGCAGATGCCTACACTAAAGATCATAGACTTACTATAGATCGAACCAGGATAGATGCTGGAACAGCTTTTCCTTTAGATATAAGAGTAATTCGTGTAACAGCAGATAGTACAACTTCAGACAGAATAAATGATTTTCAAGTTACAAGTCTTCAGGAAGTGATTGATAACAATTCAACTTATAATGATAGTGCTTACTGTGCTGTTCGTTTAGATAGTAAACAATTTAATAGTATTCCTTCAAGAAAATATCGTATCAGAGGAATAAAGGTAAGAATTCCTGGTGCTGGTGCATCTGGTAGTGGTACTCCTACTGTTGATAACGCAACTGGCAGAATAATTTATCCAAGCGGTTATATTTTTAATGGAGTTATGGCTGCTGCTGAATATACCAACTGTCCAGCAATGTGTTTACTTGATCTGCTTACTAGTACAAGATATGGTCTTGGAGATCATATTCAAGAAAGTAATTTAGATCTATTTAGTTTTGTTGCTGCAAGTAAATATTCAAATGAATTAGTTAGCGACTTACTTGGTGGTCAAGAAGCTAGATTTAGTTGCAATGTAAATATTCAAAGTCCTCAAGAAGCTTTTTCAGTAATAAATAATTTATCAGGTGTTATGAGATGTATGCCAATATGGTCTGCTGGTTCTATAAACATATCTCAAGATAAAGAAACTCCTGCAAGTTATTTATTTAATTTAGCTAATGTCGGAGTAGGAGGTTTTAGTTATTCAGGTAGTAGTTTAAAACAAAGACATACTGTTATTTCTGTTGCCTATTTTAATATGGATTCTACAGAAATTGATTTTGAAGTAGTAGAAGATAGCGTAGCAATAGGAAAACTTGGATCGATTGTAAAACAGATAAGAGCATATGCCTGTACTTCTCGCGGTCAAGCAGCAAGACTTGGAAGGGCGGTATTATTTGCAGAACAAAATGAATCTGAAACTGTAAGTTTTACAACTTCAATAGATTCAGGTGTTGTAGTAAGACCAGGATCTGTTATTGAAGTTAATGATCCAGTAAGAGCAGGTGCTAGAAGAGGTGGTCGTGTTACAGCAGCAACAACAACTACTATTACTATTGATGCTGAAGCTCAAACAACTTTACCATCTATAAACGACAGTCCAACAGTAAGCGTAATTCTTTCGGATGGAACGGTAGAAGTTGGCACTATATCAAATATTTCAGGAGCAGTTATTACTGTAAACAGTGTCTCGAAAATAAACAGTCAAGGCGAAACAGTGACACAATCTACATTTACATCAGCACCAAATGTTAATTCTCCTTATTTAATATCCAGTACAACATTACAGACTCAATTATTTAGAGTAATTCAAGTAGAAGAACAAGATGATATTAATTATGTAGTTACAGGTTTATCTTATGTTGAGGGAAAATATAATTTTATTAACGATCCAAATGTAACTTTACCTACAAGAAATATATCTTTATTAAATGAACTTCCACTTGCTCCAGTTGGCTTGAGTGTTGATGAAAAAATAGTAGTTATTAACAATATGGCTAGAAGTAAACTTATTATTAGCTGGCAAGCTGTAAGTGGTGTAACCCAATATCAAGTTAATTACAAATATGAGGATACTAATTTTGTTTCACAAGTAGTATTTAGTAATGATTTTGAACTCTTAGATAGTAAAAGAGGAACTTATACAATTGAAGTATTTTCGTATAATTCGGCTTCATTTTTATCTGCAAATGCAGCTCAAATTACTTTTACTGCATCAGGTAAAACTGTTATACCAGAAGATGTATCTGGCTTAAGTATTGAACCTGTAAATGAACAATTTGTAAGATTGCGTTTCAACCAAGCAACTGCTGTGGATGTTCTTCATGGTGGTCGTGTAATTGTAAGACATACAGATCAAACAGGTGGATCTGCTACATTTGCTTCAGCACAAGATATTATTCAGGCTGTACCTGG